AGTTTGCTTGCGCGTTGGACATAATCTTCTTGCGCTGCCAAACGATATCTGGCTGTTTTCTGTGCCGTTGACAATGCTTGTTTAATCTCAGCAGCGCTTAGTGTTTGATCGCCAGCAGCTGCGCGTCTAAGTATTCCGCGCTCACCCTCAGTCAATGATCCTTGGCCACGCATTTGGCTTGCAGCGTCAAGTTCTTGCTGGGCCAATCCTTGAACCACAATTCTTGTGTTTGCTAATTGCTCATTTGCATCAGCACCAGCAACACCTAATTGCTGACCAATTCTAAGCATTGCTGTTCTGTAATCCGCACCTGGTCCGACAATGGCTTTATCAAGTGCAGGCAACATTCTTTCCACATTTTGCAATGTCTCATTTGCAGACCTTGCACCCATGGTCAATTCATTAAGTGTTTTTGAAACATCACCGCCAACACCTTTTAAGAATTCTTGATTACCAGGCAGTCGAACATCTACATTGGTGCTGGCCGCACCAGATCGCTTGAGTTTCATAATGTTTTCAAGAGTGACAGGCACTCCGGCTTCTCTAAGCAAACGCGACTCTGCTGGTGATGCCTCTGGCTTGTCAAGTTGACGTAAGCCTTCCAATGTCACAGGTAGACCCAATGCTTTCAAAGTCTTGACATTCTCTGGAGTAGCCTCTGGCTTCATAGTTTCAAGTAAATACTTTGCTCCCTCTTTGCGAGGCATACCAGCCAGCAGTGTGCGTTGCTCTGGTGTCAAATTGGCAAAGATGTTTGGTGCAGGCGCTGGTGCAGCTGCTCTAGCCGCATCTGGTGCAAACACTTGCACACCAGCACCATCAATGGCCGCTGGTGGCATAGGCATTTGACCGCCTGCTGCTGGCTGGCCTGCGGCTCTTAGCATTGAAAAATAATCTACATCACGCGCACGTTCTGCCTGCGACTCTTTTAGCTTTTCACCCAAAAGCAAATCTTGCAGTGAGCCAGCACGGGCCTGCTGATAACCTTGTTGACCAGCCTGCAAAGCCGATCCAAGTGCTTGGCCCAAACTGATTGGCGTTGTGCTTCGGCCACTGGCCTGCAATAATGCAGCAGCCGCTGAAAGTGTCGCATTACGGCCAAGCAGTTTGCGCTGGTCTTCTGTCAGTAATGCGTCAAGTCCCGTTGGTGTTCCACCACCGCCAAACATACTACCTAAATTTGCAAAATTAAAATCAGCCATTTTTTACCCCTTAACCAAGTGCGCCAAGAATTCCACCAGCAATTGCGCCATAAGGGCCGCCTATTTGCGCCCCAGCCGCCGCACCACCAAGAATACCCGCGCCCACATTTCTTGTGTATGGAGTCGTTGCCACCATGCCAAGGTTGGCAGGCTGCGCACCGAGTGAAGACTGGACCACGCCAAGACGCTGGAGGCCAATGTTGCGGATTGCATCCATTTGTTGCTGGTCCAAAGCCTGACGCGCACCGCCAGCGGCCATGACCGCTTGAGCGCCACCAAGACGCAATGCTTGTTGCTGGGCAGCCAAATTACCTAGCTGGCTTGCACCGCCTAGCCTTAATTGCGCACCTTGCAAGCCTGCTTGCTGATTGGCAATGTCGGCTGCTGATCTGCGCGCAATGTCTGCCTGCTGCATGGCCATTGCCTGGTTAAATGCCTGCTCGTTTAAAGTTGTTCCAAGTGTGGCGGCCTGCTTGGCAAACCCTTGGTTAGTCAGAGCCTCGGCCACACCTTGGCGTGATCCACCAAATGCACGGGCTTGCGTGGCACGTTCACCAGTTTGCTGAATGGCAGCGCGTCTTGCAGATTCCAGATCAGCCAATGCATTGGTGCGCACAGCTGATGTATATGGATTCATGTAAGAGCCAATTGAGCCTGGTCCAGTCAATCCCAAATTAGTCTGCTGCGCTGAAATCTGTGCAGGCTGATAAACACCGCCATAAGCGGCCATTTGAGCCGCCAAGTCTGTGCCACTGATGCCTGGGCCAGCGAGGCCCGTGTTGACCAGAGCCTCCTCGCCTGCCTGGTACATCGGGTTATAGCCAGCAAACTGCTGGACAGGCAATGCACCAGCGACCCCTTGGGCCTGCTGAAAGTTGGCCAAGAATGCTTCTTTGATTTGGGGATCAATGGAGCTTGTTGACGTTGTTGTTCCACCTTTTGACATATTGCCACCTTATCCGAGTAAAGATTTCATTTTCTTGGCAGGCACTTTGCCTTCGTTGATCATGTCCAAAAGTCCACGGCCATACTTGTTGACTGAAGACTTCTTGATCACATATTCGCCAAGATCAAGATTGACAGCGCCATCATCTGGACCAGGAGGGTTTGCACCAAACATCACGCCACCATGGACCATGCCACCTTGAGCCATGCCTGTTGATTCTTGCTGAGTGTTTTGCGCTGCCGTTGCCGCTGCCTGCTCTGCCGTTGTATTGGCCAAATTAGCAGCTGCGATCTGGTCATACAGACCAGGGTTATAGCCACCCATTGCTTGGCCTGCCACCACATTGGCGTATGGATTGCCAACTGGTCGCATCTGGCCCATGACTTGGGCGTATGGAGAACCAGCGCCACCGACCACATTGGGGTTGTATTGAGCGCCAATTGGGATTGACTGGTAATTAGCAAAGTTCTGGGCAAAGCCTTGGGTGGCATTGGCAAATGGAGTTGTGCCAGTGATGCCCATGTTGCCAGTTGGGCCAAGCAAGCCGCCAGTGCCACCAGTCACGCCACCAGTGCCACCAGTCACGCCACCAGTGCCACCAGTCACACCACCAGTCACGTTAGTGCCAGTTCCTGTGCCACCAGTCTTTTGCAGTGCAGCCAAACGCGCTAATTCAGCCAAACGGGCTGCTTCAGCATTGCGTTGCTGCAAAAGTAAAGCCGCTTCATTTTGTCTGCGGACCAAATCAAGCTGGGCCGCATTAGCAGCTGCCAATTGAGCCGCAGTCAAAGTGCCAGCAGAAGTTCTAGCCTCTAAATTTCTAGCATCAATCAATGCTTGGCTGGCAGTTTTGTCTCTGGCTGTACGCGCTGCAAGTTCTGCATCAGCCGCGGCATTGGCAATCAATTCTGCTTCAGTTGTTGGCACTGCCGTCGTGTATTGAGACGCGACACTTTGAGTGGTCACACCAGTAGCACGGGCCACATCGGCTGGAGAAATGCCAAGTCGGTCCATTTCTATGCGCAACATGGCATTGCTAGTGCCTTTTTGCTGCGCATCAAGCACAGCATTAAAAATGTTTCGGTCAAATTCGGCCTGCGTCATGCCGTTGGCCAATGCCCAATTGAGTGCTTCTGATGCCATATTTATTCCCCTAAAGTTCCTTTGCCATTACAGACCATTGTGGGCTGTAACCTTCGTCTTTCAAAAATGTCTTTGCCCAGCCTCTTCGGCCTGCCAAAGTCACCCTGGTGCAACCAACTGATTTGCCCCAGGATTCGATCAATGGTCTCATCCTTGAGAGTTCATCTAGGTCGCCACCAGCCAGAAAATAATGCAAATTCTTTAGCCTGGGATAGACAATGATCTCTGTCAATACCACCGAGTCCTTGGCCGGCCACAACTGTAATCTGTGATCCTCAACCATCTCAGCGACATCGTCAAAATTATGTGTGCCTCCGGAGTATTCTAATGCCGCCTCCACATGATGGCGCAGTCTTTCCAAATGCTCTTTATCACTCATCGCTTACCAGCTGGCACAGCGTCAAGCCTCATCACGCCAATGCGCCAGTCGGCCAAAGTGTTGCCAGTCACCTTCATATTGACTTGACGGCCAGAAAACCGGACTGAAGTCGGGTTGGCTGCCGTATATGGTCCAAATGACGATTGTGTGCCTGTCGGGTAATTGCGGGTTTTGAATGAAACCACCGCCTCACCTAGCGTTTGCTCATCTGGGACAACTTGGCGCACAGACATGATGTTGTCGCCATTGCCCAATTGGACTGGTCCAGACTCAGCGTAAAGGCTGGCGCTGTCATAGTTAAACCCGACCTCATGCTCGTAGATATAGCCAGTGCTTGAGACCATCAAAGGGTATGTGTAAACACCAGCGTCAACCCCAGCAGTTCGGGCCAATGTGCCAATGTTCCAGTGGTTTTCGCGGTAGTTGAAAGTGACATAGCTGTCATTCTCATTGCTGGCTGCACTTGGGTAAAACCACCAGATTTCACCAAATTTACTGACATGGACCGCATAAATCTTAGATGCCTGGGCAAAGTTGATATTGGCAAAAATGTAATCTGACACATCACTTGGCAGTGGTTTGACATAGCCGTCATATATCCAGAAGCCAGAATTGCTCATCCAAATGGCAGCAGTGTCAATGGCCGCCACAGCCTGGGCCGAAATGAGGCCGCACCCACTTGCCGCCTTCTCAAAGCCATAAACAAATGGAGCGCCAACATACTGGGCCGTGTGGACATCCACATCGGTAAACAGTAGATTGACACCCTTGACCCGCTTGCCAGCGATCAATGTGCCAGGGCTGGCCAAGTCATAGTCGCCTGCAAGGTTGTCGCCTGCTGGTGTCCAAAGGGTATTGTTTTCTTGGTCGCACCACTGCACCTTGCGTGGGTTTCCACCAGCGCCAAGGGCAAAGATAATGCGCTCTTGGGTGACTAAAACCGCCTTGTTATTGACTGGCGCATTGGCAATTGCTGCCGCCAGCGTAGGCGTTGAAAAGCCCAATTGCCACTCATAGAGCTTGCCATCGGTGCTAGAGCAAGCAATCAAATACTCGCCCCATGTATCGAGTGACCAGGTGGTGGCTGCAATGGGTGTCCCAGTGTCAGGCCGTGCCACGCCATAGGCAAATGTGCCATAGGTGCTGTAACCATAGCCTGTCAGCACTGTGGAGCTAGCGTAACCGCTTGTGAAGCCTGTGGGCGTAATGTCTTTGAGTGTCCCAGCCTCATTCATGGCATAGAGCTTGGAATGTGTTCCAGCGCCAATGTATCGGTTGCCACTGTTATCGCGCCAAGTGATGATGCCTCGACATGAGCCAGACATCTGTGAGCTTGACCTGGTGCGCCATCCATTGATGGGGCGCAGTGTCCCTTCATACCAGCGCACTAGGTTTGCGTCATACCAGCGGCCTGCTGCCTGGTATTCAGTACCATTTCGGAAAACACCTGGAGGTAATTTAAGAGGTATGTACATGATGACAATTATGTAATGTTAGACACAAAGCTCATCGTGACGATGGCCGATGGCACTGCTGGTCGTGTTGGGCTGGTGCTAGTGCTGAAATGTTCCAAACTTACAGCAGTGCTTGTGGTACGCCACATTATCTCAATATAGTCTGCGCTGTCCATACTTACAAAGAAGTTCATGGCTGCAATCAAATGGCTTGGGTCGCCTGCCGATTTTCTTTGTGACAAGTGAAATCTGCTATTTGAATTATCAATGTTTGTCCCATTCTTGCGAAACCAGATGTCAACATCCTGACCATCATTGCTGGTGTTCTTAAACTGAATGGAAAACTGCAAGTTCCAGATTCCGGCATCGGCCACAGTGATCCGAGAGTTACTGGCTATTGTCACGCCATTGGAAAAGTCTGTGGTGTTAAATGTGACTGCATAGGCCGCTGTGGTGCTGGCCGCAGTCTGGTCTGTCGAATCTTGGAAAGCCCCATGGGGGTTATTCATAAACCGACCGCCCCTTGGCCCAAACAAAGAACCAAGCACAAATGACAGTTTCTTAAAGTAAACAGTCAATGCACCATTGTTTTCATTGAAATGCCTGCGCTCATAGGTCTCGGTCGGATAACCGAGTCCTGGTGGAGCTGGATTCTCAAGTTGTTGTGTTTGGCTGGCCATGGGCTAATTATGTCAGGACAGACAGCGCATGGTTGATGTGTTTGATCCGATCATCCAGACCAATAAAGCCGCCATTGATCTTCTTGGTTAAGGTTTTATAGTCTTGGGAGTCCGCATACTGGTTGAGCTTGTGGGTGTCCCAAAACCAACCCGCAGTCAGGGCAGCATACTGAGGTGTAGCCACAAGATCGGGGTTTGCCCAGAAGTCAACACCCAAGGCCTTGCCAGCGTGAAAATACGAGCTAGAGCCTGTCAATTGGATGCAACCCCTGCCGCGAAAACGATACCCATCCCCAGAGGCTTCATCTCGGTTGCCCATCCGATTTGCGTAAACAGTATTGGCAATGAGCTTTGGATTTCGCTGGCAGGCTTGGGCCTTTTCAGCATCAAAGCGCTTGGGCCATGTCTTCATCAGTCCGGCAGCAGAATATGACAGACCCTCTTGAAGTATTTTAAAATTGCCACACTCATGGCCACACTGACCAATAAAGGCAGCCTGGCGCAGGGGCGTTGAAATGTCAAAGCGCTGAAAAGTCTCATTAAGCGCATCGACCCACTCTGGGCCAATGTGCAGCCGTGCTAATTGCTCACTATTGACCATTGACTATGCTCCTCACTTCGTTGTAGGCGCTGACGCAGGCGTTGAGCTTGGTGATTGCTTTGTCTCCTTCGGCTGCGAGGTCGATAAGAGTTGCAATAGTCTGTCGCTCAAGTTCGCTTTCATCGGGCTGGCTGGGTTGTGGATTTCCAATGGTAATGGTGGCACTTGGACTGGCTTGTGGACAACTTGGGGCTGGGAGGCGCAGCCGGCCAGTCCTAGCAAGCTCATGCATAGCAGACTGTTTTTTCTTGACATCATCTTGGGCCTTTCTGAGTTTCGTTTCCTGGTCAATCAACTTAGTGCCAAGCTCTGCCTCTTTGGCTCTGGCCTCATCGTTCTTTTTGGCAATGGCAATCTTCATGTCATTGTCTCGCTCTAGCCACCCGTAGTGGTGGCCCACTCGGTATGTACCGAATAATGAGACCAAGACACCAACAATGAGCCAGGGTAGGGGTATTGGTAACATCAATCAGTCTCCTGTCTGGCCTGCGCCAGCTGTTCGCGCTCATGGTCATCCTCAAGATGGTCCGGTGGCGTTGTGGGTGGTGGACCAGGGGTCCAAGACTCGTCAAGCTCTGGGTTGGTCCACTTGGGCATAGCGCCAAATGGCTGGCTTGGGATGCCATTGGTGGTGGCGTTAAAGCCGTGATTGTTGCTGTAGCCATATTGGCCATAGCCGCCTTGCATGGGCTGGCACATCGGCTGCATGGATTGTTGGCCACCAAAAGCCTTGGCGGCAGTCCCCACAGCCTTCTTACCCATAACCGCGCCAATGCCACCCACAATCAATAGAACGATATCGTTCAGCATCTTGGTATAGGCTTGGTCAATCGGGGCCATTGATTTGATGGGCTGGGTGACAAAGGTCACTGAGTACAAAAGCGCCACCACAATGAAGCAGAGAATGCAAGTCACCGCAATGACCACAAAGCCCCAGACCCTGACCTCGATCTCTTCAGTTGTTAGGTTTAACTTCATCAACTTTTTTCTCCAGTATGGGTGCGACCAGATACTCTGGACATTGCTGAGTGAATAGACACTTTGGCTTCTGGCACTCTGGCGCATGGAAATGGTCAGGATTCTGGCACTTGTACCTGTAGCGATCTTCGCAGCCAGTCAGCAGTAAAAGAAGCAATAGATATCTCATTTGCCTAATCCTATTCTACCCAGCAGTAAATTAACGATCCGGTCCGACAAGTCATCCGGCAAAAATTTGAGAAAGCCAAGGGCATATAAAGCCACACACCCGTAAACGAATATCTTGAGGCATAGGTCAAAGGTCTTCTGGTACTCATTCACCGACCGCACCTTCTTGTTGTCTCGCAGAATGTCATCAATTCATTCACACCGACAAACACCAGAAACAAGACAAAAGCACAGCCGCCAATGATCATGGCAATTTCATTCATTTCATCTTCTTTGGCTTTGGCTTCTTTTTCTGCCTTTTTTAATGCGCTCAATTCTTTGGCATCAGCAAGGTCCATTTCAGCCTGGCGCGCCTTGATCTTGTTCCAGACATCGATCTTGCCGGTCTGCATAAAGAGCATTTTCAGCTCTTCCTCAAAGGCTCTGGCCTGCTCCAGTGCCATCTCGATCTGGAGGGCCGTTCCCATGTTCGAGCCTTTGCCAGACTGCTTGGCTTGCAGCATGGCCTTGGTAGCAGTTGACTTGGCATCGAAAAGTTTGCCAATCATTGGCGCGAGTGAGCCAAGGTCTTGGGCAACACCTGCTGCCTTCTTGACCATGCTAATGGCGCTTTGTATCCCTGCTAGGGCTGTTAGAGGATCGATGGGAATCATTTCTTTTCTACCTTTTTCCATTCAAGGCAAACAACCCTTCGATTGTAAACATCACCGGTCCATGTCCACCTGATGCATCGATATTCGGCAGCTGCTAATAAGACTAGAGC